TCGGCCGTCGCGCGAATCTTGCCGGTGCCAGTGCGACGCTTGAGCTTGCGCTTGAACTGGTCGACCGGAATGACGCTCATGCCGAGGATCGCCCGATCGCCATCGTTGCGGTGAGCGACGTAGCCCGCACGCGCCGCATCCGCCGACCGGAAGCCGAGCATGACCTTGTCCTCGTCGTGCGATTTGAAATCGGGCGCCTTGCCCTGGTGAACCACGTGGACGTCGCGAGCGTTCGTATCGGGCCCGACATAGACGTCCAGCTCCTCGTCGTCGCTACCGACGTGGCCCTCTATGAATCCGTAGTCGTGAACCATCTTGGTCGAGCCGATGACGCCGCCCTCGGGCCCGGGCTCGCGCCAGATGCGCGTCGAGCCGGCAGGATGCTCGACGGCGATCGGCAGCCCCTGGAACTCGTAGCGCTTGACCGGGGTCGGTTGCGGCAAACGGGCCGAGAGCTGGGCGGTTTTCTTTTTCGGCGGGCCTCCTTCGTTGTCGTCGTTGCCGCTAGCGCCGCCGTTGTTGCCGGCCGCGGCTGCCGCCTCTTCGGCCTCGACCGCTTCGCGCGCGGCCTGCTCCTCTTCGGACAGCATCGGAACGCCGAAGCGATCCAGGATCGCCCGCTCGTCCACCGGCGCGCCCGCGAGCTTGAGCGACTGGACGCCGTCGCCGATCGACTTGAGCGCAGCGCCTTCTTTGCCCTCGTCCTCGGGTGGCTCGACCGCGTAGGAAGGCCGCGGGGCGAGGTCTGCGGAACCGAAGTTGTAGAAAGCCCAGTGGGTGAGCACCTGATCGCGCAGCACGTTCGCGATGCGGGCGTCCTCGAGCGCCTTGTCGATGCGGATGAGATTTTGAATCTGCCCGAGCGCCCGGCTGCCGCCGTCGGTGCCGCCTTCGGTGGTCAGGTTCTGGCCGAGCACGGCGACGGCGATGTCGACGTCGAGCTCCTTCTTGAAAAGCTGGAAGGTCTCGTGGGTCTTGGCCTCCGCCTCTTCGTACTCGACATCGAAGCTGCCCTTGTCCTTGGGGAGTTGCGGCAGCCCGATCACGGCGTCGCTGGCGATGTTGACGAGGTCGTTCTGGAACTTCATCTTGAGCGTCGCGTCCGAGTCGGCCGGGTACTTGCCCTTGATGATGGGCATGCCGTGCCGCTCGTTGTAGCGGGCCCAGTCTCGATAGTCCCAGCCGCGCATCAGGTATTTGTCGGCCAGCGGTCGAATGAGACCGCGCAGCCAGCCGTACTGATAGCCGTAGGGCGTCCAGATCACCCACTTGCCGTCGGAGTAGGGCTTCGAATCGATGCGCGGCAAGAGGACCCTTCCCTCTGCGGTCAGGAGCACGTAGCACATCTCGGCCCAGTCCCAGTAGACGAACTGGGGGTGCCAAATTTTCAAACGCGGCAGCCAGGCTACGCGCTCGGTCTTAGCGGCGAGATGGACACCGGGAGAAATTGTCTTCCACTCGCGCATGCGCGCGTCGGTCTCCCAGATGATCTCGGCGAGACCGAATCCGAGCTTATTACCCCAGAACGAGAGAGCACCCACGACGTCGCTCGGGAAAATTCTTTCCCACAGGCCCGCCTCGTCGTCGCTGCCGCCGATCAAATCGGCCGCTATCTTGGCTTTCGCGCTCGCGTTGGCGGGCTTGACCTCGACGGGGCTCGCCAGCAAAGCGCCGACGCGAGTGCCGAGTACGCCGCTGATGCGATCGTCGCGCATCATGGCGTCCGCTAGCTGGGCGGACGTGAAGAAATACCCGCGATCGTGGGTCTGCAGGATGCTTTGAATCCCGCTGACCGAGTCAACGCCCGCGATGGTGTTGATCGCGAGATCGGTGAAGGAACGACGAGCGCCTAGGCGCAGGCGTACGGGCTCGTCGTCATTACGGGTCACAGAATGGATGGTCGTACGGGGACCGGGCGGTCTAACTTCCGAATCTTTGTGATGACGACTCGTCTTCGATCTCCGCCATGGCGATTGCTCCGCCCGCAAGGCAGAGCAAGGCCGACCAATAGTCGCCGAGGTAGAGCGAGGACAGTGCGCCGACGAAGTCGAGAACGGCGGCGGTCCCATTCCACGTGCATCGCATTTGTGTCAAGCGCTCCAGGTCCCAGAATCGTCGAAAAAGTTGGGAGCTAGTATAACTGCCCTTGTCTTGTCCGGCTTCGCCTAGCCATGCCCAGCCCTACCCCGCCCAGCCACGCCCCGCCTGGTCCCACGGTGCCAGGCCGAGTCCCGCCGAGAATCCTAAAGCGTGCTCTTAATCGCCTCCAGCGCGCTCGCCGGCCCGATCGGGCTCAGACTCCCACGAACCCTGATCGCGTCCTCCAGCACCTTGCGCGCCGGGGCTTTCGTAACGCTGGCAAGAGTTTGAGCCATGGACAGCGCGGCATACTTGGTGTGCAACGTGCCCTGGGAGACCCCTGTGTCGTCCTGATTTTTCAGACGCCGGGTCGTACGTCGGGCGATGCGACCGACGCGCTTGTAACCGTCGTCGACCGTCTCATGGATCGATCCTTCGTTCGTTAGCCGAGTCAGGCCGATTCCTCTGACTGTCAGGATTCGGGTGCGTAGCTCTTGCTCGATTCGTTTGCGCGCGGACGAGAGAGCTGATCTCGCGCCGCCCTGCACGTCCTTGCCGATCAGCTTGTTCAGTTCTGAATACGGGATCGTCTCATCGACCCTGATGTCCCGCAGACGACGAGCGATTGCCGCCGCGTCCGCGGCGATCTCGTTATTGCGACTCCAGTTGCTCTGCTTCATTGCCTTGTTCCTTTGATAGATGACCTTGCGTTGCTTCGCCATCCTGAGCCTGCCTTGCTGTGCCGAACTACATCGAGCCCCGTCCCATCTTGCCCAGCCGTGCTACATCCAAGAAATCTTTTGCACGTTGAACCGACCGTAATACCCGTTGTTCATCGGACGAAAGCGCCCAATCCCGATGAACTGGCCAGCGTTTCTCAGGTGTTCTTCGAACACCGGCTCCGTGATCGTGTCATCCAGGACGTGGAAAAGCACATCGCCGTGCCACTCGTCGATCCGTGGGAAGCACTTCATCACGCGCTTGCCCGAGCCGCGGACGCCATCGGCAGGTACAAATAACCATTCCCCCTGGACGTCGTCCGCCTTGGTCTGCAGGACCAGAGGCTCGGTCACAAGCACACCGGCGGTGAAATGCTTGGTGTAGGTCGCGTTGCGCTGGCCCTTGATTTTCATCGACAGAAACTTCGCGACTTCGGTCAGCGAATTCTTGAACGACATTGGCGGAATGAAGACGCGTCCGTCGGTCGTGACGTGGAGGCGCTCCTTCCATGTGCGGCGCTCGTAATCGTCGGGTGATTCCTTCTCGAGTTTCGCCGCGTTGATGTGCTTGCTCTGCGAATAACAAGCGCAGCTTTTCAGTGTTGCCCGTGCGACTTTCATGAATGATCTCCTTTAATAGATGACCTTGCCTTGCGATGCTTCGCCGCGCCGGAACTTGCTAAGCCGCGCGGTGTCCCGCCCAGCCATGCCGCGCCTAGTCGCGCCGATCGCTGCCATGCTACGTTCCCGGACTTCCCCACGGCCGGGCCCGCGTCGTTGATCGCGCGCGCGAGACCATTCCAGCGCAGCGCGATCGGGAATCAAACCCGATGGTCTCTGTTTTTCCGAACCGGCCTCTCAACGAGAGAGGCGAGAATGCTCGCCAATTACGCAATACCCACAAAGCTTATTCAATTGTTTTTGTGTTTCGATTGTTTCGTGCGTTGAATCGTTAAATCTCAAATCCGCCGCCTCTGTATCCCGCTCAAGTCGACCGTGCCGTATTCGGCCTCGAAGCCCTCGTTCCATGCGCCCGAGAGCGCATCCACCTGGTCGTCGTGCCGGTCGCCGACGCCCGTGAAATTCGTGACCTCGGACAGAAAGTCCTTGAGCCAGGGCACGGGCCTGGCGTCCGTCGGCTTGGGCACATAGACGCGGCCGGCGTTCCACGCCGTCGCGATGGGTTGGCTTCGCGTGAATTTATCGCCGAGCGGAACGACCTCGGTGATGCGCAGGTCTGGATCGATCTCCTCGAGCATCTGCGGGATCGCTTTGAATGCGCCGACCGCTTCCACGGCCGTGGGCGGGTTGCCGTATCGGAGCTGGAACGCCCGCAGATCGCGAGCGAACTGCGGGACGGGCACGCGCTTCTTGTAAACGTCGAGCACCCACGCTTCGGTGTTGGACCCTCGGCCTTTCATGGCGAGCGCAACGATCGCACTGGCGTCGGCCGACGTCTTTGTGCTGGCCGCCGGGTCGGCAAACAGCGACAGCCGACAGCCGTCGATGGAAAACGTGTCCTGGTCGTAGTAGTGCTCGGTCCCGAAGACCGACGCCCCCTTGGGTCTCGGCCTGCCCTGATAGAGCGAAGCGAAGTCGTACTCGGAGTAAACGTTCTGGGGGAAGTAGCTCGCAGGATACCGATCGGGCCACAGCGCCTCGCCGGGTGCGCGGCCGAGCGGATCGTTTTCCTCGGCCAGCGCCGGGATGTTGATGTAGTCCCATCCGTGGTCGGTGACGAGTCGTCCGATCAGATCGTCCTGGACCCAGCGCGTGTGAACGACAATGACCGAAGCGCCTTCGAGGCGGGTCATGGTGTCCGACGTGAACGTCTCCCAGATGTGCTCGCGCTGGATCGGCGATTCGGCCGCCTCGCGTCCTGGATACGGGTCATCGACGACGAGCAGGCCCGAGACGCCGTAGCCGACGAGGCCCTTGTCCGAACCCGAGGCCAATAACCCGCCGCCCTGTTTCGTGCGCCACGAGCCTTTGCGCTGAAGCGTCCCGAGCTCGGCGCCGCCTTTGACCGCGTACCGGCGAATCGATTCCGACTGGTCCTCGGCGAACTGGCTCGACTTGCCGACGTAGGCGCAGACGTCGGTCGGGCTCTGGTTGAGCCACCAGGCGATCGCGCGTTTGATGGTTTCCGTTTTTCCGTGCCTGGGCGGATACGAGACGCAGAATTTCCGGGGAGCCCAGCGGGCTTTTTCGATGCGTGAGATCAGCGGCTCGAGGTGCGGGAGCAGCGGCTCCCACGGAACGACGCGCTGGAGAAAATCCCGGATCGGCTCGCGCCCTCGCAGCCGTTCGCAGAGTTCGAGTTCTTCGAGCTCAAGGCTTGTCAGCCGGCGGGGGCGACTCGCCACTTGCCAACTCCGATTGCGCCCGCGC